TTTACTGCCTTCATGAGCTTTTACAATTTTATCTAGGTTTCCTTTTCTATAATCTTGATATAAATTTACATCTTCTGTAGCAAGTATAAAGTTTAATAATTCGTCATCAGTCATACCACCTTGAGCTAAACCTAATCTAGCCATCTGTTCAGAATAAGGACTACCCGTAAAAGGGTCAACTCTATCTGCTGGGTTTTCTTTAGTGTATGGTACATTATCTTTACCTTCTACTAATCCACCTTTTGCATATTGTCTAAAAAATCTTTCATAAGTACGAGTATATCTTCTATCTTTTGGTCTATCTTTAATACCTAAAAGATATCCAGTTTCTTTATCTATTTCTCTAGCTTTTTCAACAAGTTCATCATAAAGATTACCACCAAAATAAGTTTCT